GGCGGCGCGGCGGAGCCGCTCGCGAAGCAGAATTTCGCAACTCGTTTTGCGGGGGTTAGGATTTATGCGATCGGCCAGGAGGGCTGAGTGATGCCAACAGTGAGACTAGAAATCGATGACATGCAGCCGGGCATGCGGCTGAGCATCAAACTCGATAACGAGGAGTATGTGTACGAGTTCGATGATGACGGCGAGCCGGACGAGGATCCCGGCGAAGCCGGGGCCGAGGAGCCGGCGAGCCTTGATGCCCGCAGATTTAAGTTCGGAGGTAAGAGTGCCTAGCCACCTTGAGGAGCAGTTTGCGGCGCAACTCGATGCGTACGGGATTACGTACGACCGCGAGCAGATGCTGATACCGGGACGCAGGTTTAGGTTCGACTTCGTTATCCCGCAGGCCGGGCTTGTGTGCGAGATCGAGGGCGGCACGTGGTCGGGCGGCAGGCATACGCGCGGCAGCGGCTTTCGCAAGGATTGCGAGAAGTACAACCTGGCGGTCGAGCATGGGTATGCGGTTCTGCGGTACACGTCCGATATGGTGAAGAACGGCCTCGCAGCGGAGCAAGTGAGACGGTATCTGACCAATACGTGCGCTGAGACGCAGCCAGAGGCTCTGTGAGGCGTTTATGAACTGTCCGCAATGCCAAGGTAGGTCAGAAGTAACGCACACTCAGAGGCGATCTGAGAGCGTTCTGCGCAACCGTCGGTGTAAAGTTTGCGAATACAAGTTTGACACGCTTGAATCGTTTCACGTGGAACGAAAAAGTGTACAAAGAAAACAGGTCAAATTGACCAAATCGACAGCCTCGAAGCAGGTACAATTACGCGTCCAACAGGAGCCGATGAAGGAGCGTGATTACCCGGACGAGTACTGGGTAGTCGATGACATGGAAGAGGTGCGAGACGTGCTGAGAGAGATGGGAGTGGATGACTATGTCGGGTAGACCAAAGCTACGCGAAGCAATGCGCAAGCTAGAGGATCAGGGCGAGGATGCGTTGTTCGATCAATTGGCAAGCGGCATGACTATGAACGCTCTGGTGAAGCAGGTCGGTGTGAGCAAGCGCGTCTGGTACAAGTGGCTGAGATCGACTGAAGGCAGAGAGGAGCGTTACTACTCAGCGAGGCGTAAATGGGCTGACACGTTGGCAGAGGAGACGCTCGATATTGCTGACGGAGCAATCGATGCCCATGACGCTCAGGTGCGCAAGCTACGCATCGACACGCGCAAGTGGCTTGCTGCTCGTGCGAACCCGGATAACTGGGGCGATCGCCGAGATCCGCTGGTGTCCATCAACGTCCAAGACCAACATCTCGGCGCCTTGCGAGAACTGATAGCGCCAGACAATTCGGTCGTTTCTGAGCAGTGATACTCGCGCTCTCACGCAGTGAGAGAGGCGGATTCATGCGCGCGCGGGACCGCTTATTTAACATAATATCGGCCGTTCAGAGCTCAGATAACGCCCAAATAACAGCGTTAACACGCCGTTACATCACAGCACTGTTATAAAATACAGCAAAAACAATGACTTACGTCGCATAGAACGGGATGGGAGGGGGTATCGAGGTCCGAGCTCGCTCCCAGGCGCTCAGACCCCCCCCTTCGCACCTTGCCGGGGGAGGGGGAGTGGTAGTTAAACCCGCACGCACCAAAAAAATTTTTGAAATTTTCCGCGAGCAAAAAAAAGGCCCGCTGGCGCGGGCCTAGCTGGCTCTTCTGGGGAGGAGGGGTCGCCAGCTTATTTTTTCTTGGCGGTCTTCTTGGCCTGCCGGAACGCCTTCGCCGTAGGCGCGCCCTTGCTGCCCGGCTTACGCATTTTCTCTTTCGAGCCTGCCTTGATCCGTTTCCGCTTCGCGTGGATGTTCGCGTACAAACCTTTCGCCATCATGATCTCCTTGATTTAGTGCCGCTACACTTCCAGCGCTTTCGCGACAATCGGAGCGGGCTGTTGGGGTTCTTCGCCGCCTTCGGCGACCGCTTCATCTGGCCGGCGCTCCGCGCGCAGTAGGCGTCGCCTTTCTTAGTGCCGGCGCGCACCCGCGGCCCGCCGTCCTTGGCGCGGCCGGCCTGGCCGTACGACACCTTCTTGCCGGATGCCGTGACCTTGACCCGCGCCTTTCCTTTCCTTGGTTCTGCCATTACTTCGGCGGATACGAGGGCTTAGGCGATCCCACTCGAATGCCGCCTACCATCGATGCGTGTTTATTTTTTTTGTTGCTGCCTGCGTGCTTAACAGGCGCCTTGTGGCCATACTTCTGCATATCTGCGTCTCCAAAAGCCTAATAGATTAATCGATAAAAAAAATTAAAATAATGTCTACTAAAGGTATACAACTGTAACAGCGTTTGATAAGGTTCCTTTGTTACTGAGAGTTAACAACGAAAACAAAGGAGCGACAACGATGGCATACGTAGATGCAGAGAAAAAAGCAGAGTTAGCACCAGCAATCAAAGCAGTGCTCAAGAAGTACGACATGAAAGGCACGATCAGCGTGCGCAACCACATGACGCTGGTTGTAAAAATCAAATCCGGCGCGATCGACTTTGCGCCTTTTCATCGAGACCCTTGGGACTACCAGGTCAACGATTACCACATCGAAACCAACTACTACGGTGTGGCGCGCGATTTCCTGCTAGAGCTCAAGGCCGCAATGCAAGGCGAGAAGTGGTTCTGTGAAGACGACGTGATGACCGACTACTTCCATCGGTCGCACTACATCGACATTTATGTCGGTCACTACGACAAGCCTTACGTCTGCAACAAATCAAAGGAGGCCGCGTAAGCGGCCGGAGGAGCGAGCATGATGGAAGTGCAGATTTGGACTAAGCCAGAGTTAAAAAACTGGTGGGGAATTTTCCCCGCCGACCAACGTCGCAAGGCTATCGGATGGATTCGCCGCGAAACTAATGTTCCAGGCAAACCTTACATGGTCAAAATCTACGGCGCTGAGTTCGACAGTCAAGGCATCTTGCCCGGTACAAAGACTGACTGCCGAGTGTTTAGCACGATCAATAAGGCGAAAGCCTTTGTTAAAGATTACTTTGGAGAGCGAGCATGAGAATACGAAGCATTCGAGGCGAGTACCGCAAGCGCCGCCAGGTGCAGGAGCAAGCAGAAAGGAGAGCGCGCATGATCTACGGATACACCCGCGTAAGCACAGAAGAGCAAGCCGACGGCACGTCCCTCGCAACGCAGCGCACCATGATTCAGGGCGTTGCTCTCGCGAGTCAACTGCCTACCGACATAACGTACCTCGCCGACCCCGGGGTGAGCGGGAGCGTGCCGTTCTTCAGTCGCCCGGCTGTCGCGACTCTCGATATCCAGCCCGGCGACATCATTATTTGCAGCGCCCTCGATCGGTTCAGCCGCGACGCGCGCGATTGCCTCAACACGATCCACGAGCTCAAAGAGCTCGGAGTGCGTTTGTTCTTGAATGGCCACGGCGACGTGACCGACGAGGGCAACGTCACGGCGCGCCTCATGCTCGAAATCATGGCAGCGTTCGCGGGCCACGAGCGCCGCGTGATCAAGGAGCGCACCACGCGCGGCCGGCGCGCGAAGCGCGAGCGGGGCGGCTTTATCGGCGGCGAAGCGCCTTGGGGCTGCGCCATTCAAGGCGAGGGCAAAGACGCGATCGTCGTTGAGCTCCCGCAGCGCCGCGAGGCGCTCGGCAAAATGCGCGAGCTCCGCGACGCAGGAAAAAGCTATCGCGACATAGCGCAACTCATTTCCACGCAATACAATCTCGCCACCTCTCACATGAAAGTTAAGCGAGCATTGGATGCCGAAAGCATCGCCCCCTAATCCCTACATCGATTTCCTCAAGCGCTACCGGCATGACCCGGTGGCGTTTGTGGAGCACGTTCTCAAGGTCAAAGTACAGCCCTGGCAGGCGGAGCTCTTGCAAGCCGTGCAGGACGGCGAGCGGCGCATCTCGATCCGCTCTGGCCACGGGGTGGGCAAATCGACAGCCGCCGCATGGACCATGCTTTGGTACTTGATCACTCGATACCCGGTGAAGATTGTTGTCACGGCGCCGACCAGCGCGCAGCTATTCGACGCGCTATTTGCCGAGCTCAAGCGCTGGATTAACGAGCTGCCGATGGCCCTCAAAGACATCCTCGAAGTGAAGAGCGATCGCGTGAGCCATAAATCGGCGCCAAGCGAATGCTTTATTTCTGCTCGAACTAGCCGTGCCGAGACGCCAGAAGCGCTGCAGGGCGTGCATGCCGATAACGTGTTGCTGATCTGCGATGAGGCGTCGGGGATTCCCGAGCAGGTGTTCGAGGCCGCAGCCGGATCGATGTCGGGCGAGAATGCCTGCACGATCCTACTCGGCAACCCAACTCGATCGAGCGGATTCTTTTTCGACACGCATCACACGCAAGCCGGCGAGTGGTGGACGCGGAAAGTGAGCTGCGCTGATTCGCCGATGGTGAGCGACCAGTACGTCGATGAGATGAAGGTGCGTTACGGGGAAGAGAGTAATGCGTTTCGCGTTCGCGTGTTGGGAGAGTTCCCTGCCCGCGACGATGACACGGTCATTCCGCTAGAGCTCGTTGAGAGCGCGCAGGTGCGCGACATCGAGATTAGCGATGACGAGCCGATCATCTGGGGGCTTGACGTTGCGCGATTCGGTAACGCCGCGAGCGTGCTCTGTAAGCGCCAGGGGCGCAAGATTTTAGCCATGCAGGATTGGCGGGGCCTCGACCTAATGCAGCTCACAGGTGCTGTGGTCGCCGAGTATGAGAGCTGTCAGCCCAGACAAGAGCCCATGCAGATTTGTGTGGACTCGATCGGCGTAGGGGGCGGCGTTTGTGACCGATTGCGCGAGCTCGGCCTGCCGGCCGTCGGCATTAACACTGCAGAAAGTCCAGCCCTGCGCGGTACGTATATGAACCTTCGAGCGGAGCTCTGGTTCAAGCTAAAAGCCTGGCTAGAGGCGCGTGACGTGAACATGCCAAAGGACGATTTACTCCTCGCGGAGCTCGTCGCTGTCAAATATAAGTTCACAAGTGCTGGCAAGCTGCAGATCGAAAGTAAGGATGAAATGCGGCGGCGGGGAATGGCAAGCCCCGACCGCGCAGACGCCGTCTGCCTTACGTTTGCGACTGAAGCTGCGACTGTGATCAAGGGCGGTTCGATGGCCAGCAACTGGCAGAAGCCTATCCGCCGGAACCTATCGGTCGTATAAAAAAAGTTACAAGTGTAAACTTACGCAACTCATTTTCGTTTGCGACAATTGAGCGTACCTATTTGCCCATATATGGGAGCGCTCAATGGCAATGACCCAAAACCCAAAGCCCTACCGCAACGGCCCTGGCGGCCACCGCGACGCCGCAGCCGACATCGTGATTATGCTCGGCATCGCTGACAAGAAGAAAAAGAAAGCCAAAAAGAAGAAGTAAATGGGGCTTTTCGATTACTTCTCTGAGCTCGCGCAGCGCGCCGCAGAAAGAGAGTTAGATCGGCAGCGGATTATGGGCGAGCAGACGCGCGCCTTCGTCGATCAATACACTCCCTCTCAAGCCCAGGCGGCGTATCTTGCTGGCTCGATGGCTCCAGCAGCCGCGACGGCCGATGCTGCCGGACAGATGGCCCCGTTCCCGCCGGCAGACCTGCCGTTGGAGCAACTACCCCAATACATGCAAAACGCGCAACCAATGCCCAGCATGCAGCAGAATCTGCAGCAGGGTAATTTCCTAGATGCCGGTTTGCAGGGCGTCGGGTTGTTGGGAGATGCGTTAACCCTCGCGGGTATTGGCGTGCCATTGAAGGCGCTGTCGAAGACAGGCCAAGCCATGCGTCAATCGACCAACCTGCTTGAGCCTAGCGACGTACCTCGCCTGCAGTTTACGGGCGATAGTGCGCCACAGCAGCTCGCTGAGGGCACCAGCCGTCAGTTCAGCACCACAGGTAAGTATCGAGGCGCTCCTGCAGATATTAAGTCTCCTGCGAAGCTGGCAGCTATGCAGCGCAAGCTCAGAGATTACGCTGAGAAGGGCGCTGATTATCGCTTGTGGTACGAGCAAACGAACGACGCTATCAAGCAACAAACCGCCGGCCGTCCAGGCAGACAAGATCAATACGCGGCGACGGCCGCAATCACTAGCCAGGGCACGAGTGTGCCGGCTAACGCCACGATGGCCATGAAGGGCTACAACCAGGCGATAGTCGGTGACGATATTGCAACTGGCAGATTCCCTTCATCGATGGGGCCGGCCATTCAAGACGTGTTTAGCGGAACGTCTGCGCCTCTCGGGCCTAAGCGCGAGCCCTTCTACGAGGCGCTCAACCAGGAAGCTGGACGCGCGAGGCAAACGAACGACATTCGGCAGGCCCGCGCATTCGGCTACAAGAACCCAGACGGCAGCACATTCGATGGCGGGCTAAGCGAAGCGCAGCATCGATTCATGGATGAGGAAACAGCCAAGCTGGTCGAGTTCGCGCGCAAAAATAAATTAGGCGGTCATGACGATTGGAATGCAGACCGAGTGCAGGCCGCTATCTGGATTGCACAAAAGGCAGAGGAAGAGGGCACATCGATCGCTGAAGCGGGGCGCATGTTCCAAGACTTTACGCCGCAAGCAATGATCAGAACTGAGGCGGCTCCCTCGGCCTCTCTGGGTCATCTGGGCGGTCTTTTAGATGAGAACAATGCACAGGCATTAAGAGACTTCAGCGCCCTGCAGGATGAAGCCATGCTCACGCCAGGCGGTCTTGATTTTATGACCGCGCAGTCTGGCGCGATGACCTCGCCAGCGTACTCCGGCCCTGGCGCCTATATGGGCCAAAGCAATCCCGGCGTCGGCATTCCTGTGTCGGTGGGCAAATCTACAGAAACCGTTGTTGACCCTGTGTCTGGCAAGGGTATCGAAGCATCGATTATGGACCCCGCGAGCCGGAAGGTTGTCGAAGCCTCTGCAGCCATGCAGGGCTTGCTGAGAGCGCAAGACACTGTCGGCTACACATCGATAACCAAGGCACCGAACGCTGCCTCTCGCAATGCGCTAGAGGTCAATCTTGGTCAGACCATATCGCCCGAGCAAATCGTTCGACTAGAGAAAGCGATCAATGAGGAGTTCGGTGAAGGGCTGTTGATACCGCTCCACACGCGCAACGGAGTGTCGATCATCGCTGCCGGCCCTGACGAGCTCAAGACTCTAGTCGGGGATACAGCGCCCAAGAAAACGCCTCAGTGGCAGAAGCGTCTTAACTCGCTGGTTCGTAATGAGCTCTCACCAGAAAGCACTGACTGGGGATTGAATACGGGCGACCTGGTTGGCGATACAGAAAATTGGACATACACCCCAAGCAGGTACTTGGCGCCG